TTTTGATCAAGGGGTGTTAGTGGATCATTCTGAACCTTGGTTGTTGATGGTTCTGCTAGAATTCCCAAGGACTTTTCAATTAAAGTTTCCTCTTTGACTGTGGACTTGGGTTTTTTAGGTGACTTTTTTTCTACACCCTTTAGGCGATCGTAGTAATCTGGAAGTTCATCCAAATGCTGAAGAGCAATATGAGATGCCAGTTCTTTATCTTTCGTGTGCTCTTTTTCTACCTTTGTTCCCAGTTCTAACTGCTTTTTTATTTTAGAAACGGGCACCTTGTGCTTCTGTGCAATCTGCTCAACCGTTTTGTGAGATTTCAATTGCTCCCACAGATCATCAAAGGACCCATCAATATCCCCAAGAAGAGAATTGATTTCCTCCCGCTTCTCCTTTTTTGCGGATCCTACAGCAGCAAAAAACTTGGAAAGATCTACGTCTCCAATATTATCCACAATCAATCATCATCTGATTGATGCGCAAACATGGAGGATGCAACAATCGGTCTTGCAACATCTACCCTTTCAGATGCCTTTGAAAAAAGCATATCTTTAATCTTATCGCTAATGTCTGATGGTGAACTATCAGTAACAATCATATCCATGAGGTCGTCCATTTCCATATCTAATCCTTTGTTAATGTGCTAAAAATTTCTTCTTTATTTATATTTCACCACCCTTGGGTGGTTGAACTGCTGCGGCATCTGCCTCAAGATCTGGTTCCATAACTGGACTTCCGAGATCTGGTGATGCATTTGGATCCATTGGTTGCCCAGTCATGGGATCAATGGGTGCATTTGGATCAGGAATTTCTCCATTTTCAATTTCCTTCTCAATGATTTTATCCTGATCTATAATTTCCTCATCACTCTGACGAAGAATTTGTCTCCTCACATAATCTTTGGAGAAGTATTTGCCAACATAAGGTTCTGCTGTAGCAACCAAGTTTAATCTCTCCGTCATAAGTTCGGCATCCTTAAGTTCGGAGAAGTGATTATCATAGAGGAAATCATATTGAATATGTTGAGCCATTTTTTCCCAATCTTCGGGAGTAATGATATTCTTAAGAATTAGTTGTGTCTTAAGCATATCACTAAAGAGATTTGAGAATCGCATTCTCAAACGCCCAACAAACTTAGTGAACTTAAGTTCATCTCTTAAAATTTCTGATGAACGTCCCAGATTAAATCCACCGTCCCCATCCATTCTTGAAGGTGGCACATTCAGGGAGCGATATAACTTCTTCTTGAAGTATTCAATGTCTGCAATCTCACCAAGATTTTGTCCGCCAGGGAGAGTCGTGATTTCCGTTCCTCTTCCACCTTCTCTACGTGGAAGCCAGAAATCTTCCAGCATACTCATATATTTCTTATCATCACGGATCTCACCGGTTGATGCATCATATACGAGTTTGTTTCTATATCTCATCATCACATCACGCAGATATTGCTCTGCCTTTACCTTGGGAAGATTTCCAACGTCAATATAGAAAATTCTTCTTTCAGGTGCGCGTGACAATCTATAAATTACCAAAGAGTCTTCAATCATTCGCAGTTGATTGAGTGACTTAATTGCTTTATGTAGATAAGATAAACAAATGCCTTTGTTTCTATCGATTAGTCCCGAGTTGCAGTATGAAATCGCATCCCTAGCAATTTTGATTCCTCCTTCTCCACCCATGGACGCTGGGTTTTGAGTTGGATAATTTTGCTGTGGATTGAAGATAAAATACTCATCAATTTTTGGAAACGCATAATCTAGTGGATTTTCTATTCCCCCTCTATTATGCGCAATTGCCTTCCTCTCATTATCTTCCCTTCTCTGATGACGAACATAGCGAATTTTCATAGAATCGATATATCTCAATTCTTGGATTCCTTCATGTGGATTTTTAAAATCGATTACTTTATGATAATAAATTCTTCCATCAATATACCAATTCCTATAAATTTCATGACACTTCTTATTGAAATCCAGTAATCCAAGAATATGTTTAAATTCTTCTCTAATCTTCTTTTTGATGCCATCACTTGCGTTAAGATTTGATAGTTCAATCTTAACGGGGACATCATTGGAGTCTGAGACTATTGCCTCATTTACAATATCCTCAATAGCACTATCACACTCCGGATGAAGTGCCATTTCACGATATCTCTTAATCAGATCAAACTCAGTTTTGTAGACACCTTCAATATCTACATACGAACCAAAAAACCCACTAGTTAGATAGTGATCAACCCCGTCCTCATTATTTTGAGGAACGGGGGACACTGTAGTGGGTGATAATTTATCTGAGTTGTCTTCAATAGAGAAACCAAACAAACGAGTCATTATAATAGATTAACTGATTTCTTCTATTTATTAGGGTTTGGATCAAGCACCAGCGCCAGCAGCTTCTGGGTAGTAGTATTGAACCTGCATCTCTACGGTGAACTCCTCAATAGTGTCTGTTGACTCATATGAGAGGTCAATTGCAGAAACGTTGGTTGGGAAGATATCAACGAACTGGTATTGTGCAAGAATTTCTGCATTTCCGGAATCGGTTGCATTACCTTGCTGAACAACAGGTGCTCTACCAAGTTGGAAGACCTTCGCCATACCCATATAATCTGCTGGATTGGTGATACCAGAGTGATCGCCATATTGGGCGATGTTCTGCATCCATGCTTCAAAGGATCTTCTGTGACTGAAGTTCTCATCGTTAATAACGGTGATTGTCCAGGTGTCGAAGGTTCTGTCTCCAGCAACCTTAAGAATACGTCCTCTGAAAGGAACATCTACTGGAGCAACGTTAGATGCTGGAAGGGCGGCCGCCTTACACAGGAATCTGAAGTTGTTTGCATCGAATGTTCCGCCACCATCGCCTTGAACACCAAGGTTCACGCCCGATGGGAATGTTACGTCAATCTCAAAGAGGTTGGGGCGGGCACCGCCGCCAACCAATTGGGATTTGAATTGAGAGATACCTCTTACAGGAATAGTTGCCATTTTTTAAATCCTCTTGCTGTAGTTGTGTATATCGTTTACGAATTTAAATCAAACAGTTCCTGCAACCTCTTCAAAGTCAACTCCGGTGCGAGTTGCTACGAAGGTCAGGGTTACATAGTTAATGGACTTAGCAGGCTTCAGGAAGATGTCTGCTCTGAACTCGTTATTATCAATAACGTCAGGTGTGTTATTTGTCTCATCGCAAACAACAAGGAATCCATAGAGACCTCTCTTTGCCTGAACATCACGGAGATATGGTGTTACGATATTCACGAAGTTTGCTCTTGTGATCTGATCGTTCAGTTCAAAGAGTTGTGCTTGAGCAGTTCTCTCAAGTGCTTGCTCAACGGTCAAGAATAGACGACGAACGTTAATTCTATCAAACGCTGAAGCATAACCGAGAGCGGTCTTATCACCAAAGAGAAGAATACCAATTCCAGGTTGGTTCACAATCGCGTTTACACGCTGTGGATATAGTCTATCTCTTTGTGCCTTATTTGGGTTGAATGCAAGTTTGATTGCATTGTTGAGGATGCCTCTTTGCTGACCCGCTGGTGAGAACCAAGGATATGCAAAGATGCTTGTTCTTACGCACAGACCAGCAACGTCTGGGTTGCAAGGAATGTAACGGAACTTGTTATTGAAGCGGTCATACATATACTTATAACCACTATCAAATACAGCATAAGAAGATGATCCAAGTGAGCTGAAGAACTCAATTACATTATCGGTCTGTGTATTTGTATTTGTCAGGTCAACAACGTCTGCGCGGTGGCATGAAACCATCGCCATGCAATCCTTTCTGAGGTTTGCAACGAAGATTAGATGATTTGCCTTCGCTTGAGATTCATCCTTGCTCAGAAGACCAGGACCTTGGAGAAGATAATCTACTGCGATCTCATCCTTATTAGAGAAGAGTTCGTATCCAGTAATTAGATCACCCAGTTCTGCCTTCATTCCACCCGCAGCGGAGTAATCAACGCCACCTTGGAGGTCATAAGTCACATTACCGATGGAACTATAAGTGAGTCCCTGTGCATCGCGGTTCCAGGATCCATCAGACTCTGTGATTTGGGTCCAACCACCAGCAGTATCAAATCCAACTGCTCTTGGAGCTGTGTTGTGATAAGTATCAACACCGGTAGAAGGATTATCTCCAACATAGAGATAGTCTGAGAATTGTGCGATATACTCCTTCCAGAAGATCCTCTGTGGGGAGTTGACGGCAGAGATGCAATCCTTTGCCTTGGAGATGTTAATGTGCTTCTCAAGGAGGTTTCCGGTGATTCCGCTTACAACTCCAGTGTCGTCAATAACAACGACGTGCAGAGCATCGTTCTTACCACTTCTGTCCAGAACATATCTGTTTGTTTGTGGTTTTGGAGCAATGGATCTCCAGTAAATTGATGCGTTTGTGAGCTCAAGTTTCTGGGACTCATACCAGTCTTCTACGGTCTGTGCAACAAACCCAGTGCCAACTCCAAGACCATTATTGTCAGTGAAGGTTAATGAGTCAAACTTGAGGAATGATTGCGCTCTAGCGAATTCTGCATAAGTGAGTGCAGTCGAAACTCCGGCAGCAGATACTCTTTCAAAGATCTTAACATCGATGAAGCTATTTCCAGTTGCATTGGTTGTAACACCGGTAATGATGCCCTTGATAGAACCTGTAAAGAGTTCTGTAGCACCAACACCCGCATATACACTGTTAATACCAACAGTTACACCGTAACCGATGAGCGCACCAGCAGTACCAAGATCGGCAGTAGCAATACCAATGGTTTGGTCTGCCAAGTCATCGATCATGCAAACCTTGAGGTTATTTGCCCAAGAACCTGGGTTCTTAGCAGCAAAGACATAATCGGCAATATCATCTGCCCAATTTGCCTCATAGTCGTCAAAGTTCTTGATCTTAACTGCTGTGGTATACGCAATACCAACGCCAGCATTAGCGTTATTTAAAAAACCACCATCTGCTCTTACGACCTTAAGAATTCCGCCATAAGAGAGGAATGATGATGCGCTCAGCCAGTATTCATACTGTGCATCAGTGGAAAGTGGCTTACCGAAAGTCTTAATCAGATCTTGTTCGGTAAACACGTCAATTGGATCTTCAACTGGACCGATTGCAAATGGACCCGCAATTGCTCCAATGTTATCTAAAACATTATCAGCTCTTCCTACTGTTAAGTCAACCTCCCTAATAAGTACACCGGGAGACAATTGAGGAGTCGCCATGTTTTCTGCTCCTTGAAACTCAGATATTTCTAAAAATATTTATTAATTTGAACATTTACAAGTAGTCCCACATATGCGACATGTCCCCATATTCATCTGTAAACCATCTATCTCCACTTTCATCTACAAAACTACCATCCTCTGTGCCATCAACAATAAACCCAAAAGGTGCCATGTCCTGTTCTATTTGATTCTTTTGTTCGTCATATAATCTCTTTCTAACATCTTGATCAGTTAATTCCTTGAAGTAGTCTTGCGCAACTAACCAGGCATATATAACCAAGCACATCGCCAGGTCATCATTGCATCCCTCTTCTGCTTCGAAGGAGTTGTGCTTTTGAATGAATGTGGTCAATTCGCACATAATATCATAATCCCAGAATTGAAGTTTATCTTCTTCAATCATCGTCTTGAGATTGAGAGATCCAACTTTCTTCACGGTCTTGGACATTTTAACGCCCATTTGCGTCTTCTTTCCAGAAAATCCTTGCCCAACAATCTGCCCCGCCCTTCCTCTCATGGAGCACATGAGAATATTTTGATACTCTAAATCATAGTGAAGAATGCTTGCTACTTGATCTCCAACATCATTTACTTCTGCCAAGATATATGCATTATTGTAATTCTTAGCAACCTCATAGATTATGCTTGGAAATAGCATGGGTTTGATTTGATTATTTCTATACTTTGCAACTACTCTATGTGGGAACGTTGTAATATCCACGACAACAAACGCAGAATAATCTTTCTCAACACCTCTTGCAACGTCAACGGTAATTAAATAGTCATGATGCTCTTCAGATTCAAAATAAACATCTAAACCAC